TACTGGAGCTTGATGATGAACTGCTGGAGCTGCTGCCATCGCAGCAACGGCAGCCGATCGTGAGATACGCCGAGGTGTCTTCGTGGTAGTGGCAGACGATCTGCTGGCTGGGAAGTAATGCGTAGTCACAAACGTTGTAGACCGCGACGACGGAACCGCTCGCAGACCATTTCCCGCCCGTAAATCGTAACTCCCGCGCCGTTCCCCAGGACTTGGCTTTGATCCGCCGACCGGGTTTGCAGAGGAGTGTTTGCTTCGGTGGATCGAGTAGCCACGAGTCCCGGCCGTCGAATGTCACGCCCAGATACTGGGGCTCGTTCGGATCGACTGGCCCGCGGATCGGCTGTGTTCCATGGTGTCGAACAACGATGTTGACCGTCTCGCCCCCCGGTCGCTGGACTCGCTCGATCAGTCCGGTGTCGTCGACAGTGAACAACTCGCAGGTTGCCGAACCGGTTTGCAGCCCTTGCCGGCCGGGGATACCGCCGCCTGGAATGCGGGCCAAGTAGTGTGTCCGTGCAGCGTTGGACAACCGAATGACGGCCCATCGCAGCCCGACTCCTTCTTCCCGCCAGAGGATCTTCGCACCGCCATCGGGCCGGCTGACTAGAGACGTAACATTGCCGGTTTCGACGTCGGCGAAGGTGTGCCAGTCCTCGTCGATACGAACGCGACAAATGCAGACGCCGCTGGCCCACGCCCGTCCAATCTTGTCGCTGCGGAGAGAATCGAGCAGAACAACAAATCGGCCCGCGTGGGCATCGGTCGGGATCGATACGTTGACAGCCGCCTGGTTCTTGAACTCCCGCTGATTCGCATCGGGAGGAATGATCGGCGAATCGATACCGAGTACCGCAAAGCGATCGAGATCTTGGCCGCTTTGATTGCGGACCTTGATGATGTCGCCTTGACGCGTCAGCAGCTCGGTGCGGCTGTCCTGATCGTGCTGGCCCTCGGCGTGCGCCCGCGCCGCATCGACCATCGCATTCCACGTCGATGCGGGAATCTCCAGCGGCCGGCCCGCTTGGGTCTTTTGGAAACGATCACCGCTCACTCAGATCACCCACTTAATCCGAGGAGCGCGAAGTCACCATAGGGATACACCTGCTCGACATACGCGGAGACGGGCCGTTTGATCAGCGTCTTGGCGGTGGTGTCTTCGTCGTCGGTGTACCGCACCCACAGATAATGCCAGCCCTCTTTCTGGATTCCGGCGATGTTGCCAAGCTGCAGGTTGGCGACGTTGGGACTGGCGGCAAAGCGAAACGTGAGTTCCCAGTCATCCTGTCCACGCTTGCTGCCACTGGCCCCGAGGAACAACAGCTCTCCCTTGGCAAAGCCTTTGAAGGGCGCACCGTTGACTTTGCCTGTCAGGAGGAAGAGATTCAGCTTGTACTGCTGGGTGACCAGCAGATCGTCGACGAAGTGCGTCTCGGTGAAGTTGTAGATCGGCACCGTGATGTCGGTACCGGCGACTTGATCCTCATTGACGCCGATCGCCCCTTGGAAGTTTGGAGCCGCTTCGCCGGGAGCCGCGTAGATGCCGACAGTCGAGAGGCTCTGTGAGACGTGCTGCGATCCGCCGCCGGTGTCAAAGGTGAACTGCGACTCCTGGGCGGAATACTGAACCGAGCAATCCCAAATATCGCCCCCGAGCGGCTCGAAATTAACGTCCGTCCGGCGCAGGTCGTTGTAGTATCGTGGCGAAGTTCCTAGGAGAAGCGACCGCACGATTGCATCGTCATCGGTCCCCTGGATCACGTATCGCAGTTCGGCGGTCTGCTGATCGCCGTCGGCGCCTTCTCGGCTGCGATAGGTTTCGTCGATGGTGATGGGCATCGCGTGGGCTACTCCGTAAAGACGAGTCGTCCACGCTTGGCCTGATCGACCAGCGTCTTGGTGTTAACGGCTACTTGCTCGGTCGCCTTGGCCGTCCGCTGCGACAGGCTATCGGCACCGAGTCCGGCGGCGATTCCCAATGCGTTAAATCCCCCTTTGCTCTCGACCTTCCGCTGTTGTTCGTCAAGGACGGATCGACTGCCCTGCAGCGACGATTCGATTTCGGGAAGCGACAACTGAGGTTTGCCGGATTCGGTACCGGCGGTGTCGGCTTGCTCCTCCGGCGATTGGGCTGCGGCGATCGCTTGCTGCCACTCGCGACGTGCCTTTTCCACTTCGGCTTGCGAGGCAGCCAGATCGGCGTCGAACTGGGCTTCTCGCTGTTGCCGGTCAGCTGCTTGCATCGCGTCGAGCGTCTCTTGCGTTCCGGCGCGTTCGGCTTCGATCTCAGCCCGACGCTCTCGGCGCTCGCGATCCCGCTGGCCGACCCGTTCCAGCATGCTCTGCTCGCTGGCGGCGTTCTTGGCGTCCGTTTCCGCGTCGATGTCTTGCAGTTCCGCTTCGACATCGATGTCTTCATCGAATAGCGACTTCAGCCGCACCCACGCCTTGCGGATGAATCCGACCGTGGTGTTCCAGGTCTGGGTGAGCATATTGACGAACACCGACCAAGCGTCGGCCAGAAAGCCGACCGTTTCAACCCAAGCGGCTTCGAGTCCCGCTGTGGCATCGGTCAATGCGCGGGCCACACCAAACGTCGCGTCGCTGGCGATGTCGAGGAACGCTTTCTTGAAGTCGAGCCACAGACCCGTGAGATAATTGACGCCCCGCTGCCATTCCATCTTCAGCGTGAGCCAAAGGATCTTGCTGGCCAGAGCGATGTTGCCCGATGCGAGGGCTTTCCCGATCGCGTTCCACGACTTGAGTGCATCGTCTTTCAGAACCGCAAAGCGATCAGCCAGCCAAGACAAGGCCTGCGATCCGGCGTCGGAGGCAAAGAGAAGATAGGTGCCAAGGGCAACGGCGGCAGCAACCAGCAAACCGATCGGCGACAGTATCGCGCCGATAAGACCTGCGGCGAGTCCGATCGCGGATGCCAGGCCCGCGAACCCGAAGGCGGTGATCTGGGCTCCGATTCCAAGAGCCACCAAAGCTCCGCCAAGAACCGTGACACCCGCCACAATCGCGGCGGCGGATAGCACAACGGTGCGGTTGTTACCGATCCATTCACCGAGGATCGCCAGCAAATGGGTAATAGCTTGAATGCCGGTTCGCAGCGAATCACCGAGGGCTTCACCGATGGCGATGCCGACGCCCTCAAGTGCCGAGAGCAGAATCGTGAAGTCGCCCTTCAGCGTATCGAGCTGTGTGCCGGCGATGTTGGCGGCGGTGCCCGATGCATCACCCAAGGCTGCGGTGGCCTCAGCCAGTCGATCGGCTCCTTGCGAAACCAGTTCGGCCGCCCCGGCAGCTTGGCGTGCCGGAAAGATGGTCCCCAGCGATCGGAGTTTTTCACCGGAGCCAACGTTCGCCAGCGCTCGCTCAAGATCGGCAATGATCGCTGTGAGCGTTCTCACGTTGCCGGCTTCATCGAGGATTTGGACGCCGAGGCGATCCAGTTCCTTCTGGGCTTCGGCCGAGGGCGACGTCAGCGAAAGCAGCATGCCACGCAGGGTCGTCCCGGCCATCTCCCCTTGGATGCCGGCGTTGGAAAGCAGCTGAATCGCGCCGGTGATCTCCTCCAGCGAGACGCCGGCGGTCTTTGCCATGGGACCAACGAACTTGAAGGCGTCGCCCAGCATCGTCAGGTCGGTATTGGCCGTGGTCATCGCCTTGGCCATCACGTCGATCGCATTGCCGAGTTCGGTCGCTTCCAGCCCCATGCCCGACATGATCTTGGCAGCGATGTCGGCCGCTTCGGCAATCTCGATCTGGCCGGCGGCGGCCAGGTTGAGCGTTGGTCCGAGTGCGTCCATGATCTGCTGCGTCTCGAAACCTGCCAGCGCGAAGTAACTCATCGCCTCGGCCGCTTGGCTGGCCGAGAAGGTCGTCGTCGCCCCCATTTTCTTCGCGAGCGATTCCAGCCGCGTGAACTCTTCGCCGGTCGCATCCGTGAGGGCCTGAACGCGAGCCATCTGCTGCTCGAAACTGGCAAACGCCTTGGCGCTCAAAGCGAACGGTACGGAGGCCAAGCCGCCGGTGGTCAGCATCTTCATGCCGGCCGCTTTGGCACTGGCGGCGAATGTTTTCAGGCGTTTGGCGGCCCGCTGCAGTCCGCGCACGAGCTTGTTGTCCCGCGTTGTCAATTCAACGTAGGCGGCACCGGCTCGGACTTGACGCGTGGATGCCAATGCTAAGAGCTCCTTACTACTGTGGCATCAAATTCGAGATATGATGCACGACAAAAATTGGGAATCGCGAATATGGAAATGCTCGCTCAATCTGGACGCGGTGTCGTCAAAATTCTTCATGCTGCGGAGAACGGTGAACCGCTTGCCTATTGGTCCGCCGGTTTCATGTTGCTCTACATTGCTGCCGCGACTGGCTTCCTCGCTTACTGCTGGGTTACAGGACGCCTGATTGAGCGTAAGCGTGATCGGATTGGGTACTCGATTGGATTTGGTATCTCCATTTGCTACGCCGGCTTTGTTGTTTACGGCATCATTTCGCGACTGATGAGTTGATGAATACGCTTCTCAATCTCGATTCACAAAGACTTGCTTGAGGACCTGAATGTCGGCCTTCGGTGCAGGCTGGCTCCGTTCGGCAGGCACCGGCTGAAAGTCGTTCGCCGAGTAGGGCCTCGGCTTCTTCTTGGGATCGCGATGGATGTTGGCCAGGGTGGCGATCAGCGAGGACGTATGCTGCCACGCCTCCCGCCGCTTTGCTTCGGCCATCCAGACCAGCTCCCGCAGCGTTAGCGGTCCCGGCGAGGTGCCGACAACCCCTGCCAACTGCCAGATCAATCGCCAAACGTCGGCGGCTCGGAGAGCCGCTTTTCCAGCTGGCTCATCACCCGCTGTTCCAACTGTGGATCGTCCAGTTGCTTGTCCACCAGTGCGATCGCCCGCGTCTCTAGGTGCCGGAACTTTTCGAGTGCCTTGGTCAGCAGCCCGCGCCGGCTCTGCGGGAAAAAATCGACCAGTTCCTCCAGCAGACTGGTGGTCGCATGATCGATCGCATCGCCGGCCATCGCGCGGCCGAAGTCTTCGTCGCTGACGTCGCGTTGATCGGCCTCCGGCTTGCAAAGCACGTAGATGACATCGCAGAGCAGAATCGGATCGCCGGCCAATCGTTCGATGAGCTTGCCTTCGACCGCCTGCAGAAGATCAATCTCAAGCTGCGAGCGCACTCGCCGGATCGCGTCGACGTTGATAGCCAGCGTCCAAGTGCGGCTGGCGTTGTCAGTGAAGGTACGCATTAGACCGCCACTCCATTGACCCAAGACGGCGCGTTGTCGGAATAAGTCGGTTTGATCGTCACGTCGACCGTGATCGCTTCTTCCAACGCTTCGTTACGGGTGAATGCGAACACTTCACAGGTCGCAAGCAGGCCTTCCGCATCGGGATCGTCGTCGGCGCCGCTGAGGATTTTGAAGTCCAGCGGCGTATTGTCGAGGAACGCTTGGCGGATCGCTGTGAAGCCTCCATCGGCCGAGTCCCACACCATTTGGAATTCGATCGACGCGTCTTTCAGCGTGCCGACCGTGGCGCGCCAGCCATTGTTGGCCCGCGTTGTCACATCGGCTTCGGCTTTCTCGAGGTTCAACGTCAGGTCTTTGACGTTGGTTATCTCGGTCGTCGCGCCGGTACCGGCCGGTCCGTAGTACAGTCGGGCATCCAAGCCCAATCGAACACTCATCGTTCTTTCCTCCTATGCTCGCACCGAGTTCGCCCAGAACCGGGGCAGCCGGCTGCGTTGTGACTCCAAAGCAGGGCCCATGAACGGACGCTGCGGATAGCGACGCCGCTTCCGGGCGTCTGCCATCCGGTATTCGTTTTCTTGCTTAACGATTTGCGTTGCCCGACGTGCCTGGGCTTCGCTGCGAATCTGTACGCGGGCAAATTGGTTGCTGCGTTTTGCGAACCGGCCCCGACGGTCACGCAACATCGCTCCTGACCTGCGAATCGGTCCGTACTCGCCGACGCGGAACGTGTGCGACTTCAGAAGTTGTGGTTTCGGACGCACCGAGCCACCAAACTCGTGCAGATTCCAGATCGTGCGGCTGTATTCGTTGACCGGGCCAACGACGACTTCCTGGCTATCCCGATCGACGTCGTAGCGAAGGACACGTTTCAAGTGACCGGTCGGCGTGTGCGGTGGCGATCCGGGACGGGACGGTTTCTTGCGGCGACGGATGCTTCGCCGAGCGGTCAGCCGAATCGCCGCGCCCGCGTGACCGAGACTGCGGAATGTTCCCTCGTAGACCTTTTTCTTCAGCCGCGTCTGATCGAACCGTGAATGCGCACGGATGCGGACCAAGTTCATCGCACCACCCGGAAGGTGAGCGTCAACAGGCTGGTGAACTGGCGCAACTGATCCCAATGCTCCTGCGAGTAGAGCACCTGGTGATCGGTGCGGCTCCAAATCGCGCCCGGAAAGCTGGCCAGTCGCTTGAGCCGAAACAGGTCGGCGATTTCTTCGACAAACGCTACGAGCGGATCGATCTCGGCAGCATCCCCTTTTTTGAACTTCTTCTGGACGGCGAGATCGATCTCCGCCTCGTAGCTGTTCCGGCCGCGATCTAGACCACGAACGTGCAACTCCCGCGGCACTACGGTCACGCGAAGATCCTGCATGTCCTGCAGATCGAAGTTCGGCACGTACAGCCGCTCGGCCTGCACCGGCTGACTGAGTGTGGCGGTGTTGAGCTGTGCAACGACTGCATCGGCAACGTTCAGGACCGTCGACAAATCAGATTTCCTCCGTAGCAATCAATCGTGTGTGGATGCGCAGTTTCAATCGAAACGGATCGCTGTATCGCCAAGCCCGATCGCTTCCGATCGGGAGCACTTCGTAGGTGAAGCTCTTGCCGTCTTCCGTTTCGATGATCAGGTCGCCCCGCTCGGGCAGAACTTGCTGCCCATCGATCACCAGCGATGCGGTGTCGATCAGGTAATCGCGGATCTCGATCCGCATGATCAGACCCTCGCCGGAGTCCTGTTCGGCGACGGTTTTTCCAAGCGTAGCGAGAACCGTGGCTTGCGACTCACCTCGCTGGTAGGTCACTTCGCGTGCGGCATGGCTGGTGAGCTTGCCAGCAAGCCAACTCAGCCCGTCACGCAGCATGTCGGTCATGACTTGGAGGACGTTCTCTTCGGCGGACCGAGTAGCGTGCTGGCTTTGGCACGTAGTTCTTCCAGCCATACTTCATCCGCTTTGCGCCGATACTCATCCGCGATGGCAGTGGCTTCCTCTTCAAGCTGCTGCGTCCGAAGATCGAGCCGCTGCGATCGCGACGTATTGACTTCACCCGACGACTTCAGACGATCAATCGTCTCGTCCCGCTTCTTTGCCGGAATCAACGCGACCACCAACAAAATGCCGACCACCGCGGCTGCAATTCCAAGAATCATCGTTTTCACATTCCTCGTTTGATCAGGATGAAGCCCAGGAGAACTGCCGCGACGAACACCAATGCGATCGTGGCCATCTCACCGGCGGAAACCCACATCAGTGCGTTGCGCGTGTCCCGAACGTTGTCGAACAGCCCGTCGCGGATCCGATCGCCCGGCCGCCAGTTGTCAGCGGGCTCGACGGGGCAGTAACCGTCGGGGCAGTCTTCGGCAGATAAATAAAGCGTTGGTGAGATTGCGTCGTCCCAGGAGTAGCCTCGCGATTTAACCGCGCCGGTTTTCTCCGCCTGCTTTGCTTGTTGATAGAGTTCGTATCCCTGGTGCAGGTCGGAATACAGCTCGTCCGGTTTCGACGGGATCATCGAGCGGCCGGCAGCGTGAATGTGTCCGCCGGTGGCGTCCTGAAATAGGACAACAGGAAACTGTTCGACCGGGACGATGTCGGCGAATCGCGTGCGATAGACCGCGTTGCGTTCGGTGTAGACCTGGTATTCGCAGCTGCCTCGAAGCTTCGAAAGGCTGGGGTGTTCGTCGAACCACGTCTGCAACTGCTGGCTCTGGCTATCGGTGCCGACAAACAATGCGAGTTGATAACTCTTCTTTGGAGGCGGTGACGCTGCATCGGAGACTGGCTTCGAAACTGAGGCTTCCAAGAAGTTGTCACCTGCATCAGCTTGGCTGCCTTCCTGTTTGATGGACTCCGTTTTCTTGGCCGGCGTGACGACCGTTACCGCTGGCGCCTGCGGTGGAGAGCAAGTCGTCGCTTGGGGAGACGGGCATCGACGCACCGGGACCCGGCGAAATCTGCGAAAGATCTGCTGTTTGATTTCGCCCTGCGCTTCCAGGTTCACTTCCTGCGGCTCCTGCAGCTTTTCGATTTTGCCGACCGATGAGCCAACCGGGGCCGGTCGCGCTGGCACGCGCCAGGAACTGTCGCGCTGTGGCGCCGGAGCCTTGCGGTGGAGCGCCGTGAACACCAGCCCCAGCAGCACCGCATGGACGATCGCCACCGCGATCAGCCCCACACTGAATCGAATCCGAATCTCATCCCTCATTGAATCACCTCGTAGCTGCGATAGGGCAGCGAACTGGATGGGTCGTTCAGTACCGTCAGGGCGAAGCCGCCGTAGCCCGCCCAAAGGCGGATGAATTGCTCGCGGGGCGTCAGCTCAAACCGCCCCGGATAGTTGTTGTCGAGGATGGCCGCGTATTGTTTGCCGCCGCGATCGACCCAGCCGAGAAACGTGCAGCAGTGGGCCGGCTTCCACCAAAGGATTGCGCCTCGCCGGGTATGACTGGCCCAATCAAGAAACCTCGGGTCTGCCTTGAGCGTGTAGCTGTAATCGATGTCGGCCGCATCGAGCCGATTGCGAAGCCGTGAGTCCCACTCGCCGTTACTGTAAGTCGCTCGCCAACGTTCGCCGAGCTCGTACTGGTTGAGCCAGCGAAGATGATTGACAAGCGATGCATGAACACAGCTGCCCTGACCGAGCGAACCGGTCCAGTTCCGTTGGTGCAGCGGCGTTGGCAAATTGGCTGCCGGTTGCTCGGGTTCCGGCACCGGGAGCGGTCGCACCTCAACCGGCGGCACCGCGCAGCCAGTGATCAGTAAAAGCAGGACGCCGAGAAGGCTCGCGCTACGCATCGCAGCTACCACCTTTCACTGACTGAGACGAACGCGAACTAAGGTCGCACCGCTGCCGGCTGCCTCGACGGCCTTGCCGATCAGTTTGTTGCCCGTCGCCGTAGTTACCGCTTGGGAGTTGACGGCGTCCCAGTAGACCTTGGCGCCGGCGGAAATCGAGATCGATGAGTCTTTCACAACGTCGAACACGCCCTCGACCGTGATCGTGCCCGTGGCACCGTTTGCCACATCGGCGGTCGCGATGCCGACCAAGTCTCCTTGGACGACCACATCGCCGCGATTAACGTCGGCTCCAGCAACGAAATCGACGCCGTCGCCCTGTTGCACGAAAGTAGCTTGCATGAATCTGTCCTAACGAATGAACGGAGAAGCGGATTAGGAAACGGACGACGCTTACGCCTCGCCTTTGTTCTTCACACCGCCTCGTGGATCTTGCAGGGCCACACCGAAGTCGTGGTAGCCGCGCATCTGAACGCCGAGCACGTTGAAGTCGGCGTCGGCCGTTTCGATGGTCGGCGACTCTTGACCGTTGAGGAACGCGACCTCGATCACCGGCAGATCGTTCGGATCGGCCAGCAGGTACCACGCCTTCGACGAATTGCCCGTGTACGCGGCGTTGCTGAGGTAGCGGCTGACTTCGACGCGGAATTTGCCCTGGTGCGGGTTGGTGACCGGGTACTTGGTGCTCGCCGTGGTGTCACGCAGTTCCAGTGACTTGAACAGCTGTGAGCCAACGGCCGAGAGAGCCGTGGGCACAAGCATCAGCACCGGCATGATGCCGATCGGCTTGCCGTCGCCGTCGACCTGGTCCATGAAAGCGACTTCGGCAGCGGTCAAACCGTCGATCGAGAGTGCCGTGGTAGCGCCGGTCAGATAGTTGTTGTTGCCGGCCTTGAAAAAATCGCTGTTGGCGAGGAACGACGACCAGAAAACATCGTTGATCTTCAGACCCGAACCGCGACCGAGTTTGCGTGGCACGGCGGTGATCGCCCCGAGGTCATCGTTGATGATGTCGGTCCGGTCGACCGAGAGCATCAAGCCATAGGTGTCGGCTTTGTTGCTGTACTTTTCTTCGCCCAGCGTCCCGTGTTTGAGCTCACCGCCGGGTGCGACTCGCTCGTATTGGTCCTTGCCGACCAACCGGTAACTGGTGACCGTCTTGAAGTCGCTGACATTCCGCGTCGCACAGATGTTGCGCCAAGTACGCTCAACCGAGAAGAAACCGTCCAGCAGAAACTTATTGGCGACGTTGGAGAGGATGCCACCGATGTCGATTCCCGACCAGCCGGCTTGGATCGAGCTGCCAAAGGCGGCCTGCATCGCTTCACGGCTGTTGCGGAAGTTGCGGCCCGAATAGCCGTTGGCCCAGGCGGCTTCGAGGATCAGTTCTTGTAGCCCGATGCCGCCACGGAAACGACGCGCGGCCGCTTCGAGCGTTTGGTCCTCGTACATCGAATCGAGGTCATCGAGCTTGGCAGTCATCAAGCAGGCCGCTTCCAGCACGTTGCCGCTGACGGTGTTGTCGGTGGCGTGAATGGCAGGAGTGCTTGGCCGAGCGTTTCGCAGCACTTCCAGCTCCGTCCGTTGGGCATCCCAGCCTTCGCGAATCGCCTGAGCCTCGATCTGCCCATGGCGACCATTGCAGATGTTGCGCACCTGGTTGATCCGTTCCAGTTCCGCAGCCGCGGCGGCGCGAATCTCGGCGACCGAGTTGGCGGCCGATGCGGTTACGGTCTCGGGAGTCTGGGGCGCAGCCGAGGCGGTCACTTCCGTTTCCGTGGTTTCGGTCCCATCGGTGTTGGTTTCTTCGGCGTCCGCCGTCTGGTTTTCGTCTGCCACGGTTGGTTCTCCTTCGAGGCTCGAATGACTGGCGGAAACGCTGGCGCTGGTGGCTCCGTCCGCTCCAAGATCCACAAAGCTGATTTCACCGAGCGTCGAACGACGCACGACGTTCAGCGGTCCACTGAATTGCTTGCCGTTGACGAGCGCCGTCTGATCCGGCTTGATGAATTCGAGGTCGTCGACGCTCGCCCCGACCGATGCTTGCCAGGGGAATCCGTTCTTTGCCGAAGCGACGACTTCGCGTGCGGCCGGCGTGTCCCGGGAGATCAGACCGGCAGCGATGAGTTGG